ACAGGGGCTGGATCCGGAATTGGCGCGGACGCTTTGGGCCGATTTGATCGAATGGTCGATCCAGAGGGAAATCAAAGAGCTTGGAGAATAACTGTTTCACAGTTGGTCAAGAACGCCATTTGTGTGCTTGGTAACATCAGACGTTCTTGCGTTATGCGTTTTATTCGCTGCACTGGTCGTCTAACGAAAAACGGCGCGCCCGAAGGCGCCCCGCACGGCCCGCCATAAATTGCTGGCGAGAGTGCACGCCACACAAAAAAACCGCCCAGATACACTGATGGCGGCATTTTGCATGCCCTGGATTACACACGGGGTTCCAATCCCGGCGGCAGATTTTGCTACCGCATATTTAGTGTGTGCGTAAATATTGGCCATGTCAATTCACTGAATAGTGGATAAAAAAGACCGCGCCCCAGGAGAGGTTCGCGGCCAAGCGCTTCTATGGAGCTATGCTATGTCCGTTAGTGAATCGGGACCGGGCGCAGCGACGGACGGCACCGCGCCCGGCTGACGATTAGGTCACAACAATTGAGACCTCGTCGTCTCCCGAATCGGTGGGCGTCCAGAGCGTGTTCATCGTCATAGTGCTGATGCCGTCACTGTCGCCCAGGTTGGGTTGGCTGAGTTGCACCTGGCTGCCGGTGATCTGGACGATGTTGCCGGCAGTAGTGCCGTGCACAATGTCGACTTCGATCAGGTCACCGGATTTGCTCAGCGCCCAGAAGTTTTTGTCACCAATCGCCTCTTGCTCAAACACCAAGGTGCCGGCTGGGGCACGGTCGGCAATGATCACGCTCTCGCTGTTAACCACGTTGCGGTAGGTCACCGCGTTGGCCATATCCAAGGTAAAGGTCTCTGCCCGTACTGCAAAGCTGTCCACGGTGTAGGTGGGGGTGTTGGCCTCGGTCACCGGGATTGGCGTAACAAACGCGCTGGTGTCGGGTGCGATAACAACCGGTGCGGTGGGGTCGTTATGCAGGCCGGTGAAGGTAAACGACATCATGGGGATGTTGTCGCGGCTTAGGTTAAACGATACGGTGCCGCGGGCGCCGGTCAGTTTGTGCAGCTCGCCGTCCAGGTAGTAATACAGCGTCAGGCTGTCAAAGCTGGCGCTCACTGGATCGTAAGTGACTGAAACGCCGGCATCCACAGTCTCCGCAAAGCCACAACCCAGCAACAGCACGCCCCAGCCAGGTGCGGTGCCGGCGGTGCCAGAGCCTGCCAGCTCTACGTCAAAGCTGACGGTGGTAAAGCGCCCGGTGGCGATCTCGGCATCATTGCCCAGCGCGGGCCGGTCCAGGTTGCGGTTTACCCGGTTGCCCTGGTGGGGTTGGACTTGGCAGTTGCTGGTGAGTATGGCGTTTGAGCCGTCTGGGGTTGGGTCGGTGCCGTAGGTGCTCTCAGCGACCGCTAGGATATATTTTTTGCGCGCTAGCATGATTACTCAGCCTCTTTGGTTTTTGCAGGCTCACTGCTGGCAGCGGGCTGCGGTTTCTGGGCGTCCGTGGTTGTTCTGGCAGAGGCCGTGGCCTTTGCCGTGGTTTTGCGCGGTGCTGGGGCTGTGCCGCTGATTTTGCGGCGCTTGCCGTTTTCCAGCACGTAGCGACCTCCAGATCTGGCCATTGGGGCCTCCTGTAAATTTTAGAGAGTTTGAAAAAATCCACTCCCCGTCTGCCTGCGATTTTTGACAGGTAGACGGGGAGACAGGCGAAAAAATCGAAAAAAGTAGAGTTAATTGCGGTTGTTGCGATACAGCTGCTCGGTCACAAAGATGTCGCGCCACCAGATGTAGCGCCCGTTAACGCCTTGGGCGTTGCCGCTGAGGTATTCCATCATGCTGTGGTGTTGCGTTAGCTCCATGCCCAGCACCTGCTCCAGCAATTGGCTGCGTAAAGCGTCCAATTCGTTGTGCTCGCAAACAATGTCGCAGTGCAGTTGCTCTTGCGCCATTTGCGACACATGCATATCGCCGCGGTTGGGCGGTGCCGAGATGGGCCCGGGTAACAGCATGAGCGCTGGCGTCTCGGCGTTGAGGTCGTCCAGTGGCTCGGCGGTCCAGGCGTGGTCTATGTTGACAAAGTCCGTGCTGGCGCCTTGTAGGGCGGTGACTATGGCGTCGACGTTCATTCGGTGATCTCTATCACTCTGATAAAGCCGTCATCTTTGATGAGCTTTTCCAGTTTGTAGGTTTTGCCGGCGTCCACGTCGGTGATGGTCTCGCCGCGCTTAAAGCCTTGCAGGTATGACCGCTGCACCATCACAGCCTTACCGATCATAGGGGCTTGGTCGTAGTCGCTAATAAACTCGACCGCCAGATCGATTTGGCCGAACCCCTCTACTGTGGAGTCGTCCGTTTTGGTCCACAGCAAGGGGCGGCCCATGCGGGCGAGCATGCGCTCATCCCGCTTGGCAATGGTGCTGTTAAAGTTAGCCACTACGCTTAGGCGGTGACGGTGCCAGGCACGCCGGTGAGGCGCACAAGCAGGGTGGTTTCGCCGTCTGCGCCGGCAGCCGCCGCCACGGCAGCAGCGCCGCTTACGTCGTCGGTGGCTGGCGTGGCTTGGTTGTCGTCAAACGCGCCTGCGGTAACATCCCACACCAGGCTCTCACCCTGGGCAATAACCGCGCCGCTGACTTTGGGCAGGGTAAACACGCCGGTGATTTGCACCACGCCGGCATCGCCGTCGGCAATGTCATCCAGGGCTACACCGAGCAGCCCACCAATTACCACCACGTCGCCACTGGCAATGTCGCTGCCGGTGCCGTTGGTGTAGTCCAGGACGTTGCCTGGCTGTACAAAGTTCTTCGCCATGATCGTTCTCCGATATAAATTTGGCAGAAACAAAAACCGCCGGGCGGGGCCGGCGGTTTGGGTCTATCCGTTAGTTGCTGGTGCTGGTTACGACTTGGGCGTTTTGACCATGCCGCGGTAGTCCCAGGCTTTGGCCGCGGCGTCCATCCGCACTTTGAATTCTGTGCCGTCGATGTTCCAGCCTTGTTGCTGCTCAAGCACTGGGGCTTGTTGGCCATCCAGGTACAGCACCTCAATGGTGTCGTGCATCATGGGGTTGGCCAGCAGGTACCAGCTGTTGTGGGCCGCTGTTAAGCGAGCGTCGCTGATCACCTGGGCAATGCCACGCACGCTGTTGGGCACGGTGTTGTTTTTGGCGCTGGCGCCCACTTCAAACTCGGACTCCAGCGCGACTTTGGCAGCGCCCTCGTCTTGCGTGCCACACAGCAGGTAGCTGGGGCGCAGGTTCAGTTTGGCGTCGCCTTCGGTTTGGTTGGCGAGCAGCACCCGGGCAGCGTCAATGCCAGCAGTGTTAATGCCGCTGGCGCTGGCCAGGTTGTTGTGGTTAGCGTGGAACAGCGCAGTGCCGTCTGAGGCGTTCGGGTTGTTCAAGAAGATATCAAACACCAGGTCGCCCACAGTGCGGATAGCGGCGCGGCCCATCTTCATGGGTAGGCGGCTAAACAAGCTGAGGTCGTCGTTGATAATGGCCTGGCGATTGATGCCAAACAGCTCGCCGTAGGTGGCCAACACAGCGGTCTCGGAGCGCTCGCCGATGGTCACGTATTTGTACTCGGCGCCGGCTTTTACCTCCCGCAAGCTGGGGAAGGAGCCCAGGTCTGCGCGGGTGTGCACTTTAAAGTCGCTGAAGCTGCCGGTGCTGGTGAACTGGGTGAACACCTCTTGCGCTTCTTCATAGCCTTTGAGCATGGCTTTGTTGGCGATGTTACCCAACACGGTGGTGAAGTCACCGGAGCTGTGGGTAAAGGCTTGGGCCACCAACTGCATTTTGTCCATGCTGCCGGTCATTACGCCGCGGCGCTCCAACATAAAGCGGGCCAGCTCAAACATGCTGTAGCCGGCAAGTTGGTTTTGCTCGGTGCGCTGTTCGCCCAGGGCGCGCATACAAATGGCGTTTTCAGCGTGGGCTTTGATCAGGTCGAAGTTGCTGTTGTCACCGGCCACAACCGTGGTGCCGTAGTTTTGGCCGGGCTCTTTGTTGGCGCTGCCAATGGCGTTGAGCAGTTTGTCTTTGGCGGCCACTACGTCGCACTCCATGTCATCCAGGCACTGGGTGAGCAGGCTGGCGTGGGCGTCAAATCCCTCGAATACCGCTTTAATTTCGGTGCGACGGGTTTGCTCAGCTTGGCGCGCTTCTGCCGCGATCTGGGCTTTCATTTCAGGGGTGACCGCATCGTCGCCGGCGGTTGCTCCCGGGTTTTGGTTTTGCTTGTTCATAGGTGTTGCCTCGTGGTTGGGGATGGTGTCTGCAACCGCAGACGGAAAGGTAATGTCCGTGGCCGTGGCCGCGTCCAGCACGGCGTCGGGTGTTTTGCTGAATTTGTTTAGCAGGTCAGATTCAAAGCTGGCGGCCATGTCTACCGCCTCGGTGGTCGCGTCGGCAAAGCCGGCGTCGACGGCTTCTTGGCCTACGTACCAGGTCTCGGCGTCCATGGCGGCGCGTACTTCGTCGTCGCTCATACCGGTGCGGGCGGCATCAAGGTTGGCCATTGTGGTGGTGATGGTCTCCAGCAGCTGTTTGGTTTTTTCCATGTCTTTGGCTTCGCCAATGGCCACGCCGCTGGGGTTGTGGATCATGAAGTAGGCATTGTCGGCAATGTTGACTGTGTTGCCGGCCAGGGCGATCACACTGCCCATGCTGGCGGCAATGCCGTCGATGTAGGTGTCGATGTTGGCGCTGTGCTCTTTGAGCAGGTTGTAAATGGCGGTGCCATCAAACACGCTGCCGCCTGGGCTGTTAATGCGCAGGGTGATCTGGCTAACATTGCCCAGGTCTTTGAGGTCTTTGGCAAATTGTTTGGCGCCAATGCCCCACAGGCCAATGGCGTCGTAAATGTAGATTTCACCCGTTTTTGCCGCCGCGCCCTGCGGGGCATTGAGTGTCATGCTGTACCAGCTCTTGCTCATGTTGTTGCCTATTCAGTTGGTTGCGAGGGCTGCGCCGGGCGTTTGGGTGGCGCGGTGAGGTTTTTTGATTGCACGTCTGTGTGCCAGGCTTCGGTTTGCTCCAGCACTTCGTCGGGGTTGCGACCTCGGCGGCGGATCGCCTGCTGCGGGCTCACTAGCATGTTCTCCAGTAGCAGCTCGTCCGCCTGGGCTTCGTGTACCGGGTTAATCCAAGGCATGCTGGGGGTGATAAAGTCCACGTGCAGCAAGGTGCTTGGGACCACGTCCACCGGCACTTCAATAGCGCCGCTGAGCTCGGCCATGCGCACCCCGCGGCGCACGGCGGGCTCGCCGATTTCTTCTACAAATTCCACGCTCAGCGCGGTGTAGCTGGCCCA